GATTTATCAAATATGATTTTAAATGAGTTAGAATTAATATGAGTTAATAACATCTCTTTTCTTTTCTCAAAATCATCGTGAATAATTCCTATTGTTCTATCTTCTAAATTAAAACCCATCAATGTAATTAGTTTCTTAATTTCTTTTCTTCTATTTTTTATGTTGTGTATATGGTTATCATTCTTAATATTAAACTCATCTTCATCACTAATTAAATTTAGATAGTTATTTAATATGCTTTCTTTTCCGTAATGTTTATCTATAATATTTTCATCAAGTGTATCAAACAACCATAAATTTTTCATTTGATATTTGTCTAATTCATATTGTTCTTTCTCAGTAATTGATTTGTTCTTCTTTTGCTTTTCTAATATCTCTCTTAATTGTTTTAGATTGATGTCATTTGCTTCTAATATATTCTTCTTTTTTCTTTCAGTTGATTTAGTTGATATCTTTGATTTTTCATTGTCTAACTTCTCAAATGTTGCACCTTTACTATGTATTAAATAAATAAAACTTTCTATTAAATAATGCTCGGTATTATATTTTTCTACACTATTATGAATATTAATATTTAGTAAATTAGACATTTCTATATCACCGTATTTCTTCATTCTAAAATCTTCATAGGTATATGGATATAAATGAGTGTTGTATTTTATTTGGTCTTCATTGTAATAACATAATATATTATTATCGGTATAATGTCTTACTCTATTACACATTTGAGACAAAGCACGATAAGACGTTGATTTAATTGATAATATAACATAGCATTTATTAAAGTATTTCTTATTATAATCTACACCGGCTTCTACCACAGGGCTATAACATAATAAATCACATTTATCCCATTTATTATTAACATCCATTAAGGTCTCTACATCTTTATGAATTCCAGTGTGTTTGATTACTCTATATAAAGACTTATACAAATCCTCATAATAATTACATTCACCAGCAGACATTGAAACGATGACAACTTTTAATCCATTCTTTAAATCATCTTCAATTTGTTTATTATAATATTCTTTATCACATGTAAATATGTAATGTTTTTTTGTTGGTTGATATTCATTATTATAGATTGTATAATCAATATCTAAATTATCAATAAAATCATAACTTCGTCTTGATAAATCCCCGTCTAAGACTAATATCTTTTTACTCTTTTTTAATAACTTCTCTAATACATTATTAATTGAATGTTGGTCTATTTTCTCATACGAGAAATGATTTAGGATACCTTCAATTTCATCCATAACAATTAAGTCATATTGATTTGTTATTCTTCTTTGTAATTCAAATTGATATCTATTATTTAATTTTTCTAAACTATCTAATTGAATGATTAATTTATCTTCTTCGGCACATTTAACTCCTTCATCTAAATAAGATTTAAATCCATAGTCATTTCTTAATTCCTCAATTAATGAGAATGCTAATGACTGACGATATGTAATAAATAGAACCTTTTTATATTTGTATTCATCCATTAATCTTTTGAATAGATATGTCTTTCCAGTTCCATAAGCACTTTTAATCATAAGGCATTTATTTGTTTTCATCCATTTAGAATAGATATGTTTATTATCATCAGTATATAAATATTGAGTATTGATTTTATTATAAACATTCTCATATTTATCTTTTTTCAAATGTATCAAATGTTTATTATAATACTCATAATCTAATTTAGCACATTCAATTAATATGCCTTCTTCATTAAAGTTAATATTATATTTGTCATCTCCATAGAATGTATTAATGTTGTCTTCTTTTTTACGATTTTCATATTTCTTAATTTTACGACTATACTCATCAAATAACTCAGCAATATTGTATGAATTATTTAAGTGTCTTGAAAAGTAAGCAATGCTATACCATGTATTTGGTGTCTCGAATTTACCAGATTTTAAATATATCTCATAAATATGTTTTATAACTTCTTTATTAAATATATTAGTATCATAATTAGGTAGATATTCTAATTTCTCAATAAATGATTTCTTGTATGTCTTATTTGGTTTATCACTATTATCAAATGTATTCTTAATTAATTGATTACACCAGTCAATAGCATAGTCAGGCATATCAACTAATTTTTTAGATTTGATAATCTCATAGCAATATTCATTATTATCGTCATCAGTATATGTAGGGCAGTAATAAAGGGTATTACAATTGATATCAGCAATATCACACAATACTCTTCTCTTATTCTTTTGAGATAATATTATCTTATTACAATTATTAAAATAGAAATGATACCCTTTACGAGTTTTTACATAGAAATTACAATCTTTCATTAGTTTATCTAATATAATACATTTCTCAGGTTTGTCAATATCTATTGTTGTTATTTTAGTGCAGTCAATTTGAATAGCATTGGGTTCAATTATTTGACCCCTATAAAATATAGGTTTCATATAATGCTTTTTGTTCTCATATAGTTCTTTCTTATGATGGATTACATTCTTCTTTATTTCTCCATTATCATTTAAATAAGCACTCATGTAGATGCCAGAATATGAAAAATTATCAAATGCTTTAAAAGTCATATTAATATAATACATAAAATTCTTATTTATTTAACTAATTTAATTATGAAAATTTTATGACTAACTTAATTATAACTAATTAATTTAGTGTGATAACGTCAATCTTATTATAAAACATATTAGAGCGCTATAACACTAAAATTATAGAATGTTATAATATGAATAAACCATTGACTGACAAAGATTTAGAAAAGATATTTAATAACAAAGTTAATATTGTATCGTATGAGGATTTACCTAATAAGAAACGAATTGAAGATATCATATATCCACATAATAACACCGTAATATTTTACGCATTAGAAAGTCCTAATAACGGGCATTGGTTAGCAATTAAAGAACATAATAATAAAATAATATTCTTTGATAGTTTCGGTAGAACCGATAAGCAAATTTTACAAGATGTTGATGAGGATGTTAAATATTTAACGAATGAGGATTATCCCCATCTAACTGAATTATTAAGAAAATCAAATAAAAAGGTTGTTATAAATAAAAGAGAATTACAAAGTAAAGATAGTTCAACGTGCGGTCGATGGTGTGCTTGGTTTCTTTATAATATTGCTATGTTTGATACATTAGATAAATTATTAGATAGTGAAAATTTCAAAAAGGATACAATACATAATGACAAAGAAATTATAAAATTAACCAAGTATTATTTATAAATATCCTATTACAATTTTAATATATGGTGTTATTGCTTTTGTTGAGAATGATTTAAATATTTTAGGGTCTATTAATCTATATCTATAATAATTAGTCGTAATATGAACCTTTTTAATTGGTTTCATATTATGTAATTTTAGATAGTCTTTTGTTTGTTTTATTGTATAATAGTTTTTATCAAATAATATTGAGTGTATCATTAATTAATATAATCTATATCAATATTATATATATGTCTAATCCTATTTATTTGAATGGTTCAATTACAACGGGTATATTTTCAAGTGCCGAGCAAAATAATAGTTCTCAACCATCTAAATTCATTATTGCTATGAATGATATTCTTTTAGAAAATCCACAAGAATATTATATCACCCTAAATCGTGTAAAATTACATACTGAAAATATACCAATTTACATATTTCCAATTATACCAAATCAACCAAATGCTAATTTAAGTCCATTCATTATTACATTTGAATATCAAACTGCTTTCGGTGTATCATTGCTTAGATATAGTGATAATGTATTATTTCAATCTCAATATCTAGGATTTATTCCACCACCTGTTAGTATTTGGGGTCAAAATTTTCAAAATGAAATTATATTAGATTATTATTCATTGTATGATATTTCTCAAATGTTAAAAATCTTTAATGATAGTATTGAAAGGATATGGATTGAATTTGTCGGTCGTTGTCTTGTTGCTGGTATTGCTTTACCTAATCAAGATACTCCTTATTACATTTATAACAATTCAACTAAATTATTTAGTTTAGTTCTTAATAAATCTAATTTCGATCAAAATCCCGCAATAGCATCGCCAACTGTATATATGTTCCAAGACCAATTAAGTGCTAATCTATTTAATGCACCTTTTTATAGTGTTGATAAATCTATTAGAATAAATCCATCGGCATCATGTAAAATGTCCTGTTATGAGTTATATAATAATAATGGTATTGCTAATTGCTTTACTATGACTGCTTCAAGTTCATCCTTGAATATATGGTGTCCTGTTAGTAGAATTGTATTTATAAGTGATATGCCTGTAAATCTTGAATATGATATATCAAGCACTAATGAAACATTTGTAAGCACTAATGGGGGTAATGCTATACAAAAACCCGAACTTCCTATCTTCTTTGATTTATTAGTAGACGCTGACACTTTTGTTACGAACCCCAACATAGTGCAATACTCAGTAAGTTCTATAACTCAATCTCGTCTAGTTTCATTTAAGTCATCACCTGCTATAAAGAATATAAATATAGAAATATACTGGGTTGACTTATATAATAATCGTCATCCACTAACTGTTAATGGAAATACTAATAACCTTATCAAACTTGCTTATTATAGAAAATCAACAAGCATTCTTTAAATTTGTATATAACACAATTATTTTATTTATAATAAAATTATATTATCAATGCTTATAATATAATTATAAAATGAGTAATATGACTTATCCTGTTGCACTGTCATCAGTCGTTGACCCTGTTGCTGATTTTGATACTAAACCATCTTTTTTGGTTCAAAAAACTGCCGTTCAACCTGTATATTTTTCTAACGTTCAATTAAACAATTATAGTGATAGTCTTCTTAACTTTAAACTTCAAGTATCTAATGCTGGTATGCTTATTGACCGTGTATCAATCATTGAGTGTCCTATTCAATTCAATATTTCTGGTTCTCGAAGTGATGGTGCTAGTCTCCTTCAAGACGGGCAATTTGGTGTAAGAAATTTTATGAAATGTGTGAATATAGCATCACTCACACTCGGTGCTACTGCTACTGTTTCTGTCAATTCTAATCAAGGTATTCTATATTCTCAGTTAGAACAAACTGCCCCTATGAGTGAGGAAAAATATTTTCAATCTCTTGATACACAAGTCTATGACAATTGCTCTAATTATGATGATATGGTTGGTTCTCTTAGAAATGTATTAAGTTTATATAGGAATGGTTGCGGTTCATACATTGGTTCTGCTACTTATGATATTGAAATTCTAAGTAATACCCCTGTTTCGGCAAGTCTTCTTATTAACTTTAAATTCTCTCTCCTATTGTCTCCATTACTTACTGAGATTTCGGCTAAATCACAACCCGTTTCACTATCGCATAATGACTCACTCATTGTCAATTTACAACTTCAAAATTTGAATACTCGTCTCCTTAGATTTTCTCGGGATGCTCTTGGTTCTCGTTTGAGTATTACTAATATTCAACCCGTGATTGGCCCGAATACTGGTGTCAAACCACCTGTGGCATATTGGTCTACTTATTCTGTTGTAAAAGATATCGTCCCTCCTGTTGTCAATTATAATGCCGTTTTGAGTGATATGTATCAAATTCCTATTTCTCTATCTCCTGCTGATGGTTTTCAAAAATTCAGTGGTATGGCTATTACTCTTAATACTATCCCATCTTATGTTTTGATTTCTGTCGGTCATCCTATGTCAAATTATAACTCACAAAATCTTCAATTACTTGATGGGTCATTCGTTCATGGGTCTCAACTAACTGACACTTTCTGTGCTATTAATAATGTTGAAATTCAAGCAAACGGTCAAAATCAACAAAATCAATCTACTGCTATGACATTATGGAAACAATCAGTGCAGAATGGATGTCAAACACCATATTATTCTTGGTCTGGAACCCCATTACTTCAAACATCTGACCCCGTGTCATATACCTACGGTTGTGGTTCAGTCGTTAAACTAAACTTTGACACTGATTTAAAAATTAGTTTCGGTGATGTTGTATTATCTCCTGGAACTGCTTTTAGATTTTTGTTTCAAGCAAATGTCACCTGCCGTAATATTTATAAATTGACTAATGGTAATCTATCTCTATATTATACATTTGTCTATCCATCTCTTATTACAAGTTCCGGAACTAATCAAAATGTATTACAACAAAGTCCCCTTACGCCTGAGGATTGTATTAACGCTCAACGTGTTGAAACAACTACTCATTATAATCAAGTTGTCGATCATTCTCTTTATGGTTTTGGAATTCACGGTAAGTTATCTAAATACATTACTAACCATAGAGCACAAAGACGCACTAAACGCGCTCGTATGCTCCGGCATCATCTTAAAGGATTTCGCGAAAATACCGCCGAACCTGTTCCTGAAATGAGTGCAATGGGTTCTGGTATGAGTGCCGGAAAACGCCATAAATCACGTAAAGCAAAAGGGATGTCTGCCGGTGGAATGTCTGCTGGAAGACGTCGTAAATCTCGTAAAATGAGTGTTAGATTTTAATTATTTAGTTTTGATATATTATTATAAATAGTAATAATATATATTATGGATTTTAGAAATGCTTTAATACCAAATGACAATCTTAAATTATGTTGTAATAAGATAGATATTAACGCTGGATATGTCATGAGTTCAAGTGATTTAGCACAAGCACTAACTGAGACGGATACATCATTTTTATTAAAATTTGAATTGGATAGATTTGGAAGGTCATTTACTGTTGCTGATGAAGGGCGTAAATTCTATCCTTTCTATTCTGGTAAATATTCGTGTAATATAAATTCTACATTTCAAATGACACTGCCTACTGGTGCTTTACTTGCTACAACTGGTATAGCTATTAAATTAGTCCATTATAATAGTAATGATGTAATAGTTGAGGAAAGCAATCCTAGTCACTTTACATATTTAACTGGTCTAACATATTATACTGCTCGTTATAATTTAAATAATAGTGTTATCTTTAATATTAGTGAAGGTGATTATATCGGTGTTAATGTATTTGTTGCTGAGGCTGGAAGTATTAATTTTAATGTTGCTTTTAATAATACATCTCTCGAAATTTATTATATTAATACATAGTATGATTGAAGATATTCTAAATTATATATGTTATATAAATCGTAAGTATGAAGTGTTTAAGAAATATAAAACTTATGAACCTACAATTATTAACTTATATGCTACTTATCGGGGATTGAGATTTTTAAGGTTAGTCTAATTCTAACTAATTAATTGAGTGTGATAATGTAATACTTATTATAAACATATTAAAGCATTATAACACTAAATTATGCTGAATTTAAATGTAATGCTAAATCATTTTTCTTAGATAAACATTTAATAGTTTTCTCGTGATGACTTTTATGATTTCTAGGATATATTTTATTACAATAGATACATTCAACTCTTTCGTCTGCTTGTCGTCTTATTTCGGTTCTCATTTCTCTATTGTATTCATACCTTGTTCTTGATGGAATATTTTTATTAAACATTGGTTTTAAGTTCATTATAAACGTTCTCTCTTGTTGTCTTAATTCTACTATATTATTGAATTGAGATGTATGTAAAATATCAAATGTAAAATTATTTATTCCGTGTGCTCTAATATAAACGTATAATGCTTTATTACTATGTATTGATTTATATTTATGTTCTCCAAATCTTTTTTTAATATTTCTTATTGTTGAACCTACATAGCAAATATTATTATTATTATCAACAATCTTATATACTGAACCACCAATCATTATATTAGTTATATCTAAATTAGATATGATTTTAAAATTACAATAATAATATTATTCTATATTATTATAATGTCAAATAAAATTGAAGAAATGATTAAGACGAATTTTAATAAACGATTATTTGATGATGTTATTGCGGATTTAGGATTATTATTTTATGTATATAATCGTCATAAGAAAGTTATATCTATTCTTACTGGATTTCGTAAAAGACTACCATATAGAAGTATCTATATAATGAGTGATGATGATGAATATCCGGGGCACTGTAAAGTATGCTGTAAAAAATGTGATTTAGATGTTGAGTTATGCACTACATGTGATATGACAATAGATACTCAAAGTGAATACTAAGTCTCAAATTCTATATAATCTTCTATTTTGGTACGTTCTTTTAATAATGAATGTTCCATAACTGGATCTATATAACCTTCTCTATTTAAAATTTTATTAATTTCTCTTATTCTATCATTCATAGCATCAATTGAACTATATTTTTTTCCGCTTAATGTTATTTCCTTTGTTTCTTGTTTTTTTGGTTTAGGTTGTGATTTAGGTTGTTGCTTAGGTTCTTGCTTAGGTTGTTGCTTAGGTTGTTGCTTAGGTTGTTGAGTTGGTTTTGATTTAGTTGATTTAGGTCGTGAATAGATTAATTGAAAATACATACAAAATAAATCATTTTTTTTAAGTTTGCTTACATCAATAGATTTATCCATACTATTTATAAGTTTTACTAATTCATCTTTTGTTAGGTTAAATAAATTATTAAAACAACTCATATTATTATATATCTCTAAAATTAATATCACCACAAAACAAAAAAAGAAAACCAACTAGGAGACCAATATCCATATCTTACATTATGGTGATGCCGTAATCTATATAATAATCTTCTTTTTTTGTCATTATGTATTTTATCAGGATATAAATCCAATCCCGTCATATCCCTATAATTATCATACCTATTATCACCAAAAGACATATATTTAATTTTGCCAGTTTTTCTATTACTTAATATAGCATCATATTTCTTAAATTCCTTTGTGCTTTTTCTAAAACCCAGTAATTTATAATCATCCATAGACAAATATACCATCTTATATATTAGATTTAGATATTAATTATTAAAAAGTATCAATAGATAAGCATATAAATTAATTTTTAGTCTCTTTATGCCTTTAATTCAATTAATTTTAATATAAATCTAATATATAACAATGGATTTAGATATGATTAAGAAACGATTTGAAGAAAAAAGGAGTGATTTGTCAAGTTATTCAATAAGCATATACATGAGTTGTATTAAAAAATTACTTGAATTAATGAATGCTGATAACATTAGTATCTTTTTAACTGACCCAGATGAAGTTATTAAAATACTTGAAAAACATTATGACAATAATAATAGTCGTAAGACTAAGTTAGGTGCAGTATTAAGTTATATGAACTTATTAAAGAAAACTAAACAATTAGAAAAAATTAAAAGTAAATACCTATCAAAAGTTGAAGAGTATAATAATTCTATAAAATCTAAATTACAAACTCACGAAAAGACTGACAAAGAATTAGAAAGTATTCCAACCAAAGAAGATTTTGAAAAATTAGAAAATAAATTGTTTCAAGCATTACCAAAGAAATATAATGATATCAATGATTATTTTAAAATTAGGGATTATGTTATTTTCAAATTGTATAAAGAACTTCCCAGTAGATTAGATTTTGCTGATACTAAATTATTATTTAATACTGATAATATGGATAATGAAGATATTAATTATTTAGTATTGAATAAAAAAGATAAGACAATAAAATATCATTTGAATAATTACAAGACATCACGAGTCTATGGGAAGAAAATTTTAAATATTGATAGTAATCTTTATAATCTAATGATTGAATATAAAAAGGTTCTTAATAAATTTAGTAATACTAATTATTTATTTCTCAATGACATAGGGAAGAAGATGACAAGAAATTATTTAAGTAAATTATATAAAAGATTAGGACAACAGAATATAGGGAAGAATATTACAGTGAGCGGAAACAGACATAAGGCAGTAAGTGATCTAATACCTATTGAGAAAATGAAAGACTTATCTAATCGAATGGGACACGATATTACAGAGCAAATAAATGTTTATAGTAAATCATAAATTATTGTTATCTAATTTGTAATAATATATATATCAACTTACAAATTAGGTGACAAAATAATTAAACTAATTAAGATTATATAAAGTTGTATAATCTTAACTAAAACTAATTAGTCTTATGTGTTTAACTTATTATTATGAATTTTATTTTAAAGTTTATTATTATAAATGGATTTGAAAAACATTCTTATTAATAGTAGTAAAACAAAATTATTTTGTAAATCATTAAAAGCATCAACAGAGCTATTTGTTAATAATATTAATGTTGAAGAAACTTTAAATTATTTACAACAGGAAATAGACGGATTAACACCATCGGGAAATCCATGGGTTAATAATACAGATGAAGCAGTATCAAACCAACAATTATTATTTACTGATAATTCAGTCAATGGAGCAAAATCAAGTGATAAATTATATTTTGATACAGCAAATAATTTTATCATTTTAGATGGAAGTATTATGCCAGTAAGAAGTGAAATTGATTTTTTACAAACTGAAATAATTAATACTAATCATAGAATTGATGAGGTTGATGGGACATTATTAGCACAATCTCGTAGGATAGATGATGTGGTGGTTTCAGTAAATTCAAATACAAGTTCAATTAATGATTTAGGTATTTCAGTAAATTCAAATACAAGTTCAATTAATGATTTAGGTGTTTCAGTAAATTCAAATACAAGTTCAATTAATGATTTAGGTGTTT